GAAGATGAAAGGCCGCAATGAGTGAGATTGGAATTGCTCATTTTTGCTTAGGAAACGGCGCGCTTAAATGCGACGGTTGCAAACAAGAAAAGAACTGGCAGACGCTTAACCAAATGCCAGATCAATTGCGTAAAACACTGCAAGCGCAGGCGCAACGCATTGACGACACAGAATGTATTCTGTCTGGTCGGCCTTGGTATGTTGCATAATTAAAATGCTTAAAGTAGTCGCCGACAATGCCGAACCAGACAAGCCGAAGCGCGTTCGCCTGTCGTCTGTCTCGCCGCGCTGCCCGATCTGCAAATCGAACACATGGATCATGGTCAATATAGGGCCGGCTAATGTCATTGCCGGGACGAAGCCTGTTAAGCAAAGGTGCTGCGTGTTTTGTCTGAGCCAAGGGAATGTGACAACGTGGTAGTTGCATTCCGCATAACACAATGCTAGGATACTGACGCGGCGGATTCGTTCGCCCAAAGATTTACAGATCGTTGGCCGGAAATTCAATCAAGCACCGGCATCTGGAGACGGCAACCACGACTGATGATGGATTAATGCCTGAAACTCTAAAGAGTCTCGTGGAATTGCCCCAGCCGTCTGAATAAATGGCAATCACTTGATTGATGGCGCCCCGGAAAGACGGGGAAGATTACCAAGGCCAGCCTAGAGCTGGCTTTTTTGCGTCAAAGATTACCGAAGCCTCGAACCTTAACTGGTCCGGGGCTTTTTGTTTGCCTATTGCCGGATGGTGAATGGGTGCTTGGCTCGGATGAGCTATCAATGGCCGGATGGCCTGGGAGTGTTTCATGAAGTTGAAGCTAGACGACAAGGGCAACGTAGTTGTTCAGGATGGCAAGCCGGTATTTGTGCATGACGACGGAAAAGAAGTGGCGTTCGATGCCGTTTCGACAGTCGCAACAATTTCCCGGCTCAATGCCGAGGCAAAGCAACACCGCGAACGGGCAGAAGCCGCTGAGAAGTCGCTGAAGTCGTTTGACGGCATCGCCGATCCTGTAGCAGCTTTGAAGGCGCTCGAAACCGTTTCAAATCTCGACCACAAGAAACTGATTGACGCGGGCGAGGTGGAAAAGGTCAAGGGTGAAATCACCAAGGCTTTCCAGGCGCAGCTTGACGAAGCGAACGGCAAGTCCAAGACGTTGGAACAGGCGCTCTACGGTGAAAAGGTTGGCGGGGCATTTGCCCGGTCCAAGATGATCGCCGAAAAGCTCGCCATTCCTGCTGACATGGTGCAAGCGCGTTTCGGTCAGGCGTTCAAGATCGAAGGCGACAAGACGGTTGCCTACGATGCGTCAGGTAACAAGATTTTTTCACGCGCACGCCCTGGCGAACTCGCCGACTTCGACGAAGCACTCGAAACACTCATTGAGCAGTACCCGTATAAGGAACACATCCTGAAAAGCTCCGGCGCCTCTGGCGGCGGTGCGCAGGGAAGTGGAACCGGAGGCGGTGGAAAACAAACACGCACGCGCCAGCAGTTCGAGCAAATGATGCCCGGTGAAAGGGCTAGTTTTGCAAAGGACATGAAGGAAGGCCGCGCACTGATTACTGATTAAAAGGAGTTACACAAATGGCCGCTCTTACCCTTACCAGCCTGATCCCCTCGATTTACGAGGCTATGGACGTTGTTTCGCGTGAAGCTGTCGGCTTCATTCCTGCGGTTGCCCGCGATTCGCAAGCCGCTCGCGCCGCTGTCGGCCAGTCCGTCATTTCTCCGGTTGTTGGTGCGATGTCTTCGGAAAACCTGACCGCTGCCGCGTATGCTGCCGACACCCCGGCGCAGACGATCAACAACGTGCAGATGACAATCTCCAAGGCCAAGTCTGTTCCGTTCGGTATCACCGGCGAGGAAACCGTCGCCCTGAATAGCGCCGGCACCTTGCAGACGATCAATCGTGACCGTATCGCTCAGGCCATCCGTACCCTGACCAACGAAGTCGAAGCCGACCTGGCCGCACTGCATGTCGAAGCCTCGCGTGCGTATGGCACCTACAACGGCACGCCGTTTAGCTCCGCTGGCGTGCTGACCGACTTTGCCGAAGCGCAACGCATCCTTGATGAAAACGGCGCTCCGCAGTCCGACCGTCACATCGTCCTGTCTTCAACCAACGTCGCCCGCCTGCGGGGCGTTCAGTCGGTGCTATTCAAGGTCAATGAATCCGGCACCGATTCCATGCTTCGTGAAGGTTCGCTCGGTCGCGTTGAAGGTCTTGATATTCACTACTCGAACGCAGTGAAGAAGGCCGTTACCGTAGGCACCGTCACCGCTACCGTGGATGCCACTGGCTACGCTGTCGGTTCGACCAGTTTCACCCTGTCGGCTGCTGCCGTCGCATTGCTGGCTGGTGACATCATCACCTTTGCCGGCGATACGAATCAGTATGTCGTCAAGACTGCTGTTTCCGGCACTGGTGGAACGCTGGTTATCCAAGAGCCTGGAATCAAGGTCGCCATGTCTGCGGCAACCAAGGCAATCACCGTCATTGCTGCGACCGACCGCAACATGTACTTCCAGCGTTCGGCGATTCAACTGGCTACCCGCGCACCGGCCATGCCGGAAGAAGGTGACGCCGCCGATGATGTCATGCTCGTGACTGATCCTGTCTCTGGGATCACGTATGAATTCGTGATTTACAAACAGAAACGTCAGGTTCGCTATGAGGTCAATTTGGCGTGGGGCGCAAAGGTTATTGCACCGCGTCATTGCGGCCTGCTCATCGGCGCCTAATGAAGTACGGGCGGGGTTTCGGCTCCGCCCATTTCCGAGGATAGATAAATGTCTGCTGTTCCTGTTGTACGCATTGTTTGGCCGGCTAATGAGGAATACGGCGGATTCGTTGAAATAAACGAGTCTGACTTTGATCCTGAAAAGCATGTGCTGTTTGAGCAGTGCGCAGAACCGGAAAAGCCGAAACGTGGCCGCAAGCCGAAAGAGAAGGTTGAAGAATGAGCCTTATCACGGAAGATGGCACTGGCCGAGATGACAGTGAATCGTATGTCACTGTATCGTTTGCCGACAACTACGCGACCGCCCACGGCCTGACTGCTTGGACTGGCGCTGATTCCGTAAAAGAGGCCGCATTGCGCAACGCTACTCAGTATATCGACACGACCTACAATTTCCGCTCCGCCAAGTCATACCAGTATCAAGCCCTTGAATTCCCGCGTCAGATGTGGGATTGGGAACTTGACCCGCTCATGACGCGCCTACGTTCTGCGACTGTTGAACTGGCGGTAAATGCTTTGACTGAAAGCCTGTTCTCCGATGTGGAATCATCCGTAGTCACTCGCGTGACGGTTGGGCCAATCACGAAGGTTACTGAGCCAATATCTACTGCTGGGCAGAAGCGATTTGCCAATGTGGATGCACTTCTGAAGCAATTGACTACCGGCCTCGGTGGCGTCGCTGTGGTTCGCGCATGAATCATAAGCGAGGGCGTCCAAAGAATCGCCGTTCAGGCTGCCTTATGTGTAAGCCGAATAAGATGAACGGATGGAATAAAATTAAATACGCACATACAGGATTTGGAAAGCTGCGTGATGAATTTCACGCGCGCATTGATGAGTTAGAACGATGACCTTCTACAGCGACATGGCGACCACTGCCGACGAACTCATTACCGAGTTCGGGCAATCCGTCACGCTGAAGGTATCCGCTGGCGCCGCCTATGATCCTGAAACCGGGGCAAGCGTCGTTACCTACACCGATCAATCAGGGCATGGCTGCGTTGTCGATTTCGACAAGAAACTGATTGACGGTACGAAGGTACGCATTGGTGATAAGCTCGTATTGATGTCTCCGCTTGGCATCTCAGAACCGAAAGACGGCGACCAGTTGGTTATCGGTGCAGATACTTGGCAACTTGTCCCGCCCGTGACAGTCACCGCGCCGGCTGGCGTTGCGGTGTTATACGAAGTCCAGGTGCGCAAATGACATTCGCGCTTGATCTGAGCAAGGCTATCGAGAAGGCGAAAGACAAGGCCGAACTGGCCGTGCGTCATATCGCCATTGATCTATTTAACGGCGTGATTGAAATGTCTCCAGTTGCCCACCCGCCATCGTGGAAAAGCGTAATCGAATGGGAGGCAAGGAAGGCAGCAGGAACAACCAAGGCAAAAAGCCCGGCAGACGGTTATATCGGCGGACATTTCAGAAGGAACTGGAATTGTTCTATCGGTTCGCCTGACCTTTCAACCACTGACGAAACAGACGCATCTGGAAGCATTGCAAAAGCAAAGGTCAATGCCGTTGTTATGAGCTATACGCTAAACGGGCAAAGCATATTTCTATGCAACTCACTTGAATACGCACAAGCACTTGAAGAAGGCCACTCAGGGCAGGCGCCTGTTGGCATGGTTCGCGTGTCTATCGCTCGCATGAACGCTCACGGCTATGTCTGACAAAACCATCCGCGCCGCGCTTGAGAGCAGACTAGCGACATGGGCGGCCACGCAATCGCTCACGGTGCAATATCAGAACGTGCCGATCAGCCAGCCGGCAACAACCTATCTCCGCGCATGGTACATGCCGGCCAATCGCGGCAGCAAGGATTTAGCCGGGCTGCATGTGCTGTATGCCGGGATATTCCAGATTGATGTAGTCGGTGTCGAGAACGTCGGCACGGGCGCCGTGGCAACCATCGTCGAAGCCATCGCTGCGCAGTTTCCGAACAATCTCTCGCTATCAAGCGGGGGATTGACCATTCGCCTAGTCGGCCATGCCTCGCCGAAAGTCGGGGAATACGAACCCGGACGATATGTTGTCAAGGTGTCGATTCCGTACCGATGCGACACGATTTGATGTGGTAATATGATCGGGCAGGGAAGGTGCGTCTAACACCATCCCAACCCTAACCAGTTAGACTTAGCGGAGTCATCATGGCTGACGAAATTATAGCGGAACGAGTACGCGAGTTGT